GGATCATACTCTCTTTTTATCAATATAGTTATTATTTTATCAATTTATAGGATTAAAATAATAATAACTATAATCAAATGTAACTGTAGCTTGAATAGGGCTTACTGTAGTATCAATATTAGTAAAATCAACAGGAGAAAGGTCTGTAGGAAAACAATCTACAAATACAATTTGAATATATGGATTAAATTTATTAGTAGTTACTGTAAGAATAATATCAGAAACTTCTTTATATGGAGTTAAATTTGCTTTTAATTTTTTGAATTGATCTGTTGATTCAGGAAATCCTAAATATGTCATCCAATTAAACACTTCAATATAATTTTTAAGATATTCATCAATTAAAAAAGTTATTACAAGGTCTTCATATTCAATTTTTTCGCCCGGCATATTATAATCTACATTTGAAGTAGGAACAGGAGCACGACCTAAAGTAATACCCGGTATTGAAAATGTTTGAGCAAATAATGATACAGTAGGTAATTCTTGTATTTCAAAATGAAAATTATTATCACCAAGAATATTAAGATTTTCTGCTAATTTTAAATCGGCTGGCATATTATTAATCCTTATTTTATTATTATTTATATCAAAAAAGGGAAATGCCTAAGACATTTCCCTTTATAATTAACTACTATATTTTACTTATGTATTAATTACATAAGATTTTCAATCTTGAAGATGCGGAAGTAGTTGTTGCTACGTGCTTCAAGACCAGTATTGAATGAACCACCACTATATTTCCTTACAAATGGATTAGCACCAATACCGTAACGGGTTTTGAAGCCGAGACGAGGCTGGAAGCTATCACTATGAGTTGTTTTGTAAAGAGTAAGCGGAATGTAAGGACAGAAGTAAGCACCAGCATCATAAGCATTTGCGCCCTTATAACCAACTGTTGCCATATCAATTGTTACATATGGGTCAACATATACTTTAATCATGCCATTCATTGTACCTACAAAGAGATTACCAACAGGATCAACATTACCCGGTGTTACGTTTGTATTACCAGCAGTATCAAGCAATCCTGTCATAGCAAGAGCAGATGCTACATTTAATAGCAATTGCATTAGCTTCACGTTCAATCTGGAACATGAGACCTTTAAAACGTTCAACTGACCAACGACCGTTTGAATCAACATCAAGGTCATAAACGCCCGGTGTAGCAATATCAGCATCTTGACAACCAAGAACAGCCATATTGTATGTTCTACGGATAATTTCACGGTTCATTTCATTTGTAATTTCAACACTCATAATAGAAGCAAGTTCTTGTTCAGCAGAAAGACCATGAATTGCTTTAAGGTCTTGAGCAAGTTCTACTGAATATTCTGATTTGAGGCCACGTGATTTAGCTTCAACAGAAAGTTTTTCAATGGTAAAGCTCATTTTTGCCCAATCAGATTCTTCGCCAAGCTGTTCTGCAAGGTTTGTGTCCATACCAACACCATAACCAAAATCAATTGCAAATGGATCAGTAGATTTTGCATCTGATGCGGTTGGATCAGGTTGGTCATTTTCTGTTGCAGGAGTCATATTTGAAGGATATTCAGTACCTTCACCTGCATTTGGAGCACCTGTTGGACGAGGAGCACCTGAGTATCCAGAATCTGCTTCATTAAAGAGTGCTTCATTTGCTGTAGTATCTTCACCAACTTTAGGTTGGTCACCATATTGTGCCCTAAGTGCAAAAATAAGACCTGTAGGGCCTTTCATTGGTTGTACACCAAAAATATCAAAAGCAAGCATAGCAGGAATAGAACGTCTTACCATAGAAATAAGAACTGGATCATACTTATCAACACCACCAGTAACATTTGTTGGTGCTTCATGAAGAGCTTGTTCTTCAAGATGTTGCTTTTCATTTTGAAGCAAAATTGCAGTTACTTTCTTTCTATAACTATCCTTAATTTCTGGAATATCTTTGTGTTCCAATACAGGTTTCCATGCTTCCTGAATTTGTTCAATTGTTAATTGTTCCATTTTTTTATTCTCCTAATTTTATGTCTATCAATTATTATTAATTATATTCTCATAGATTCAGACAGAGCTTTAATGTATCTGTCCATACTTTCATTTGTTTCTTCTTTTTCATCTTTTTCTTTTTCATCATCATTTTCATCATTTTCATCATTTTGTTCATTAACACCTTTCTTAAAATAATTTTCAACAATATCTTTTACACGAGTTGAAAATTGTTCGTCATCTTCATATTCAATCATTTCAACAAGGTCTTTAACTTTATCTACTTGAGTATCAGCAAGACCATCTGTACATTCTTTAACAATGTTCATTTTCTTCATTTCAAGAAGTTCATGTTGAAGTTCAATATTCATATTCATAGCTTCATCAAGAGAAGTACGTTTCTTTTCAAGTTCTTCTGCCATTTCAGCTACAATATCAACTTTGTTTTCAGGAATTTCAACATAACTTTCTTCAAACAATGTCTTCATACCTTTAAGGAAATTCTCTGCAATTTCAACTTGTATTCCCTGTTCAATTGCAAGTTTATTTTCCTTTACCCATTCTTCAGCAACATAAGTAAGATATGAATCAATTTTTTCTTCAAAATCTTCTTCAATTTTCTTAACTTCTTCTTCTAATTTTTCTACATATGCTTCTTCCAGAGCTTCCTTTTCTTCAGCAACTTTTGTAGCAACGGCATTTTCAAAAATTACAGTTGCCTTAGTTTTAAAATCTTCAGAAAGTTCAGAAAGAGAATCGTCATTAAATAACATTTCAATTGTTTTTTCTTTGTCTGCCATTGTATTATTCTCCTTAATACATTTTAAAATTTTATATTACATTTTAAAATTATATAACCTTATATTATTATTTATAATATTGCGATTTTGCTAAATTATCTTCTTCTTCGTCTTGTAGTAGAATGTCTTTTTGTTTTTGAAGAAGATTTTTTATTTGATGATAACATATTAATAATATTAGATAATGCACTTCTTATAGATTCTAATGTCCTAAAATTCACTCTTTCTGAAGCAATATCTTCCAAAGTATCTGTAATATCAGGATTATCTTTATGTTTTCCTGTCCAAACTAAATATGCCATCAACAAAGTAGCTATAATACGAAGTTCATCTGATGAAAGAGCTTTAGAAACTTTAGCCGCCATTCTTTTCAAAAAATTAGGTTTTTTTACTAATTTTTCTTTATCATCAATTTGATATCTATTTTTCATATTAAAATCTTTAAATGATTTTAATTTTATTGGCTTTTCATCATAATTATCTGAATATCTATTCATTTATTAATCCTCTTCCATAGCTTTTATAAATGTTGAAACCATATCATCATAATCTTCTAAACGTCTAACATTTAAAAATTTATAAATGCGTCTTAAATCATTTTCAGATAAATCTAATATTGTTTTTTTACCTTCAAGAGATTTTAATAATGAATATAATCTTCTATCTTCATATGGAGAAATATCTTCTGCCCATTCTGAAGCCGCTTGTAAAAATTCTAATACACCCGGATATTTAAAATCTATATATTCAAATTTATTATCAAAATCTTTTCTTTTTCTATAGTTTTTTACAAGATTCAATATAAAATTTGTTTTTTCGGTTATATTATTCATTATTCTGTCTTATATGGTTTAAGAACATTTCTATTTTTTATTTTTTCTTCAGCAATATCTAAAGATTTTTTTATCTCTTTTATTGCCTTTACTTTATTACTTGTTGAAGATTTAAAGGCATTTATTAAATCCTCTTTAGTTGGTAATGATGAAAAATCAACTTTTTGTTTTCTAATAGTAGAAATAATTTCTTTAATAATTTCTATGTGAGCTTTAATTTCTTTTTGTAATAATTTAACAATTTCAACTTTGTCATCATCTTCAAATATCTTAGCATGTTTTGTCATAAAATCTTTAGTAAATGTTTTTCGTGCTTTTTCTATATCATCTGTTAATGGATTATAATCATAATTCACAACAGCTAATATATAAGGATATTCTTTAATAATATAAGAAATTGTTAATTTAGTACCAGCTTTAAAAGATTGTTTTAATTTTTGGTATAAGTTCTTAATAGAAGCATATACCTTTTTCATCAATCTACCTTCTAAAAGATATTCCTCATTTACAAACTGTTTATATGATTTCATTTTTTTTATCCTATATTATTAAGCATTTTTTGAAAAGCATTTAATATAACTTCTTCTTCAATCATAGAAAAACCAGTTTTACGAGCTTCTTTATCAATTTGTTTCTTAACTCTATCAATAAATTCTTCATTTTCACTTACATAAAATTCTTTTCCTTCATAAATTCCATTAACCCATGCTTCAGGAGCAGATGGATCAGAAACAACATCAATAGTTGTCATATAATAATCTTCATTTACATATTTAATTCCATTATCTTCTCTTAATGTACCTAAACCACGAGAAGAAACACCAAGCTGTACACCATCCTCAATAAGACCTCTAACAATTTTTCCAAGACCTTCTGAAGTAACTAATGATTTTCCATACCAATTATTACCTTCTTTACGAAGTTCTTTAATAATATGACAGGCTCTTTCAGGATTAATAGCAGGAGATTCAGGATGATTTAATTCACCTAATGCTCTATTTTTTTGAATATAATCCTTATTAAAACGTTCTACTTCACGTTCTAATATTTGAGATGGATATATTCTACCATTACGATTTTTTTGTTCTGCTTGAAGAAAAACACCTTCAATAAAATATCTTTTTTGACGTAATTCTGCTATTTCTACTATATTAGTTTTTACATTATCAAAATTATCTTCTGTAATAAGAAAAGCCATATTATTTACCTCTATTTTTCTTTTTATATTGTTTATATTTCATAGTTTCATATTCAATTATAAATTCATATATTGTTTCAACATTCCTTATATTATTATTTATAATTTCAGATATTTTGCGTTTATTATAATCATTAGTATTATTATAAAATCTTTTAATAGAAGATAATTTTGAACCACTAATTATAATATCACCTTCTTGATATTCAAATTCACTATTTAATAAACGTTCAAAACGAGATGAATCATAAGAATCATTCAATATCTTTTTTGTCTTATTAATAAATTCATTATATAAAAGTGCCATTTTTATCTCCCAAACATGCGATTACCTATATCAGAACGCATCGTTTGAATAATATTCATAGCTCTATTAGCAATTTCTTTATTAACTAAATTTTTCATTTGAGATGGTTCTTTATTAGTAATATGAGTCATTATTTGTTTAATATTTGATGGATTATTATTTTCTTTAGGCATTTGTAGTCTCCTTTTTAGTTATTTGTTTTACTTCATTATCATTTTCTATTTCAGTTTTTTCTTTTTTAGCTATTTTTCTTTCTGAAGCTCTACTCTGTGAAGTTCCGTAACCATAATCCTCTTCTTCTCCATATCCACCATATTCTTGTCCATAATTATCAAATGCTTTAGTTGAATTTCTTTCAGCTTCTTCTTCTTGACGTTGTTTTGCAAGTTCTTTAGCTTCTTCTTCAGTCTGCATAAGTATATTAGAACGTATATATTCCATTGAGTAATATCTTTCTATCATTTGATCCATAGCTTCTACTATATCAATACGTTCTTTAAGCATTGCAAGTTTTTTGAGTTCCGCAAAGTGAGAATCTTCTTCCCATTGATACATTATATGAGCTTCTATTTTATTCCAATCTTCAACAGTAATAATTTTTTTCATAATAAGTTGTTTATAAAGCATATCTGAAAAAATACCACGAGAAAATCTATTTCTAAGACGATTAATAAATTTAGAAAATTTTACTTCTTCTCTTGTTATTTCATTATCACGAGCAAGATTAAATATTGCATTTTCTCTATCAAGACGACCTATTGGAACATTCAAAGATTCATATAATTTATGCCTAAAATATGCTACATCATCTAATTCACCAAGATTATCTCCTCCCTGAAGAGTATCAATTTCAGTTCCTCTACCACCTTCTCTACGAGGAAGCCAAAAATCTTCAAGCATAGACATATATCTTTTACTATCTTCTACTTCACCAGTTTCAGTATTATATGCAATTTTATTACGATAACGATTCATTATAGAATTAAGATATTCTTCAGCTTTTGTTTTTGGAAGATTACCTACATCAATATAAAATATTCTTCTTTCTGGAGCACGAGCAACACGATATACAACAACAGAATCTTCAAGCATAGATAATTGATTTGCAGGTTTAATAGCTTTATGAAGATGAGAAATAACTATTTTACGTTCTGCATCCATTAAACCAGAATGACCATATGTAATAGATTCTTCTGTAAATTTTATTGCTTTTTCTAAATGAGAATAATTATATGAACCTTCATAAGTAAATTCTGTTAATAATGGTGGTTTATATACATAAAATATTTCTATATTTTCAATAATTCCATCTGTATTTCTTGTTATATTACGAATCTTTTTAATATATAATGAATCAATATGGACTATTTTTTGAATACCATCTTTAATTTTATTTTTATCTACAATTAAATGAAAATATATTCTTCCATCTATATACCATGATCTAAATAATTCATATGCATAATCATTAAATTTTAAAAGATATAATATGTTTTCAAACTCATCTGCTATTTTTGTTTTAATAGAATCAGAAAGTTCTACATTATCAAGATTAATTTTAACTGGAAAAGGAACATTATCTTCATAAGTAACAGCATCATTAATAATTTCTGAAATAGCTTTATCAATTTCTGTACATTCTGCCATTTCACGATATTTTTTAAT